GTTTGGGATAGAGGACAGGAACAAGAAGTTCTAAATGAATATCAAATCAAAGAATTCAATCCCGACGACACATATTTTACATGTGTCGGTGTTCGAAATGAAGAAGCACTCGAAGCGGTCTGCGCTATTCTTAAACAGTTTAAACTTCACTATGAAACATTTGTAGAACCAGATATGAATAATGAGATGACTTCGATCGCGGTCTACCCGGTCCATGAAGATGGTAGAGGTGTTCTTAAAGCTTTCAACCTTCTGAAGATTGGTAGCCGCGGTTAGAGCGCAGAACAAATCTTTAATACTGTGGCAAAATACGAATAACCGATTAATTGGGTGATATCGTGAAACTGAAAACACAACTTCAGCACGGTATCTTTATCTTCTCGACGAGATCATGAAAAGAACTATTCTAAGTTAGAACTGCTTCGTGTAATTACTTGAAGGACCATTTAACAGTTGACAACAATTCCTAAATAGTATATAAGAATTATATAATCAATAAAGGAACATCTATCCTTTTGAGGGAATTTAATATGAGAAATTTGAAAGATCTTAGAGTTAGTATTCATCCATATTTTTATGAATGTGTGAATGATATTAAATTCACCGCGCTTTACACACTATCGGTATTGATTGTGTGGGTAGGAATTGGAGCATATATTGCATGAAGAAAATTTATGATGAACTTTATAAACTAGACAGTAAGGGTAAAACCCGAGTCTGGTTCATGGAACAAGATGGCGGCAACTTTCGTGCACACGATGGAACTATCAATGGCAAAGTAAAATGCAGCGGCTGGAAAAAAGCTAAAGCTACCAATGTCGGTCGTGCAAATGAACGCCAGCCGGTAGAACAAGCTACATTTGAAATTGAAGCTCGCTATAAAAATCAGCTTAAGGGTTCTTATTACACTGATATCAAAGACATCAATCTTGGATGCAGATATATCGAACCAATGCTGGCTGACAAATATAAGAAATTTAAAGTTGGTGAAGCTCAACCGAAACTTGATGGTTTCAGATGTGCAATGAGTAAAGCTGGACCAACATCACGTAATGGTGAAATCATTCCTGGAGCGAAATATATCCATGATGAATTGCTCGAAAGTCAGATCTTCGAAAGATTTCCTGGTTTGATTCTTGATGGTGAACTATACAACCATGATTATGCTAGTGATTTTGGTGGACTGCAGAGTCTTCTTACGAAAGAAAATCCAACAGAAGATGAGATCGCTCTAATCAAATCAGATGTTCAATATCACGTTTATGATATTATCAGTAGTGATATCCGCTCTGAAAGATTTATGAACCTCGATTATGTCGTGAGAGTTGCACAAAGCGAAAAGGTTATCCTCGTAGAAAGTAAACGAGTTGAAACTGAAAGTGAATATGATGATATTCATGGAGCTTGGGTTGAACTTGGATATGAAGGTTCTATGTGGCGCGATTCAACAATGCCATACGAGGAGGGTTCTCGGTCTAAAGGACTTCTTAAACGAAAAGATTTTGATGATGCTGAATTTGAAATTGTCGAAATTCAAGAAGGCAGAGGCAATTGGGCCGGAGCAGCAAAGCGTGTAGTATGTTGGCTACCAGAAGCAGATCGCACTGGTGGACCAACTGAAAAGAACACGTTCGAAGCTGGTCTTCGTGGAACATATCCTAACAATGTAAAACTACTAGCCGAAAGAGATAAGCATAAGATTGTGACTATCAGATATTTCGGATATACAACTACAGCAATTCCTAAGCCTCGCTTTGGTGTAGCAACACATTTTTGGGGCGAAGCAAGAACATTATAAAAATAGGTTACAACCAGCATAAAATAGCAATTGTAAAGCAAACCAAAGATAACCTGGAGACAAATTATGACTACATTTAAAGAAGCAGTTCTAAATACTGAAGTTTCAACCGTTACAGAAAACGGAATGAAAACTCTGGAATCATCACTTAACAAGAACATAGATTTGTTCTATACTATCGGTGCTTCTCGTGGTAAAGATATCACCAAAGCATTCGAAGCAGCATATTTGGAAGATCGTGAAATCGCTCTTCGTATTATCCAATGGGCACGAGATGTCCGTGGTGGTGCTGGTGAGCGTCAGCTTTTCCGCGACTGCTTGCTTTTCCTAGAAGCAAACTACAAGACAGAATTCTTCGACACCAAGCTTATTGCTAATGTCGCTGAAATTGGTCGTTGGGATGATCTACTAGTTTTCAAAACAGACTTCGTTAAGTCGATTGCATACAAAGCAATTACTGAAGCACTATGGGCTGAAAATGGTCTATGTGCAAAATGGATGCCACGTAAGGGTCCAGTTGCAGTAGCGCTTCGTGAGTTTATGGGACTATCACCAAAAGAATATCGTAAGCGTTTGGTAAGATTGACTAATGTTGTAGAAAACAAGATGTGTGCTAACGAATGGTCTGACATCAATTTCAGTCACGTACCATCTGTTGCAATGTCACGCTATACTAAAGCATTCGCAAGACAGGCACAGACTGAATTTTCTGCATACAAAGATGCTTTGTCTAGTGGTGATCCATCAGTCAAAATCAATGCCGCTGCTGTATATCCATATGACGTGGTTAATATCATTCGTCATGGCGATGAACAAATTGCTGATGCAATGTGGAATGCACTTCCAAACTTCATGGGCAATTCTAGTGTGTTGCCATTGGTTGATGTCTCTGGATCTATGGATAGTAAGGTTTCACCATCGTCTAATATCACTGCGATGGATGTTGCAGTATCACTTGGACTATATTGTTCAGATAAAAATGCAGGGCCATTTAAAGATCTATTCCTAACATTTACCAGCAATCCAACATTCGTTCACTTGAAGGGTTCATTGAGTGCGAAGGTTCGTCAGATGATCTCTGCCGATTGGGGCGGATCTACCGATGTTATTGCAGCTTTCGCTGAGATTCTAAGAGTTTCGATAGCGAATAATGTATCACAAGAAGATATGCCCAAGACTCTGTTGATCTTGTCTGACATGCAGTTTAATCAGTGCATATCGTTTGGTCGCTGGACATATGGCGATAAAGCACATGGTCCTTCTGCAATGGAAAGTGTTAGAGAGCAATATGAAGCTGCAGGATATAGTGTTCCAAATATCGTATTCTGGAACCTTAGATCATCTGATGGTGTACCAGTTCGGTTTGACGAAAGTGGTGCTGCTCTAGTTAGTGGCTTCTCACCATCGATCATGAAATCGATTCTGGCAAACGAAGATGGGATAACTCCACTAAGTGTTATGTACAGCGCAATCAATTCGACTAGATACGATCTCTAAGTATAAATAAAAATAGGTGCTGCAGTTGTTGTGGCGCCTATTATATTATGTGTATGTGAAAACGTTTTAAACATGAAAGAAAAACAATGAAAAAATCAAAATTATCAACATACATCCTCTTGGACAGATCGGGCTCGATGTCTGGTTCGAAATGGGAACATGCAATCGGTTCTATCAACTCATATGTTGCAGAACTTACAACTGGTGATGAAATCATCGGCGACGTTACAGTCGCAGCATTTGATGGTCATCACATCAATCCATTCAATACAAACATAAATCTGAAATCGAATGTATCATTCGATATTCTTCGCGAAAATCAAATTTTGTCGAAATTTAAACCAATTGAAATCAATGAAACGTCACCAAGAGGCTCAACACCACTTTATGATGCTACTGCACAATTGATTAATATGGTAGAAACTGATAACAGCGAAAAAGCTATTATTATCATTATGACTGACGGTGAAGAAAATGCTAGTACATCATATTCACTAAATGCAATTAGAGACAGAATTAAAAGCTGTACTAATCGTGGTTGGGAAGTAGTATTCCTCGGTTCAGAATTTAATGCCGACACTGTCGCACAAAATTTCGGCCTTGGATTAAACAAAGTAGTTAACAATGCTGCACATGAAACTGGTGCAACTATGGATTTCTATTCAACTGCAGCAAGATCATATGCATCTACTGGCGCAGCTATTGATACTACATTGAGAAGAGCCGAAGTTAAGAAGTAATTAACTAATAAGAATCGGTGTCAGCATTTAACATCAGAGCAGAGGGGTGATAACCTCATTAATATCAATCAAAAAACCGATTCTGATAAATTAGGAGAAAAGAAATGAAAAAGTTTCTATTAGCAATAGCAGCTCTTGGATTATTAACACCATCAGCAACATTTGCGCGGGATCGTGATGGTTACGATAACCATAGACAACATGATAGAGAAAATCATCATAGAAACCGCAACAATTCGGGTGCTATTATCGGCGGGCTTATCGGTGGTATCATTCTAGGTGGCATTATAAGCTCTCAGAGCCGTTCTAGTGATAGTTATACATCACATTATTATGATAAACCACGGCGCTATAGATATATCACACGACACAGAGAACAATATTGTGTTAAAGAACAAATTGTTGATCAATATGGCGATGTCTATATTAGAACTACTTGCCAATGACACATGTAAGAACCATAGATAAAATAGATACGACCCGAATAGCAGGTTTGCTTGGTGCACATGTTTCAGGCCTTGTCACCCACAGTGTTATTGTTGGTGCTAGACTCAATGAAATCGAGAAAAGAATCCTTCAGATTGAAGCAAATCAGTTGACAACCAATAGTTAATATGTTATAAATAAATTTTAGTTCGTCATAAGGAGTAGAACTCCATTTATCTCTTACGCAAGCTTGCGTTAAGGCGCGAAGACAGTACTTCGGTACTTTAATTTAACCTAAGGCAATAATGCATTCCTTTGTAAGAGGGGAATGAGAGAAAGAACTTTTTAGTTTTTGAGTTTTACATTCTTTCTTTTTGTATTAAACATATAGCAATACTATGTGAATAATAGAACATTAGTGCTGTGCATACGGAGAAAAGTATGTTAAAGCTAACGAAATATATTACAGCAGGAATATGCTCATTAAGTTTAACTGGTGCATCATTCGCAGCTACAAACGAAGCGGTTACTACTGAATCGCTAGTTCCAGAAATTTTATTTCTTGAACCACAAGAAGTTGTACAAGAACTTCCTGCTTCTGTACTTGGTATAGAAGCAGATAAGAGTTCTGAAAACTTAACAGAAAAAGATTATGTTCAAATTGAATGTCTTGCTCGAAACATGTATTTTGAAGCAAGAGGTGAAGGTGAACATGGACAAATAGCTGTCTCAAATGTGGTCTTGAACCGCGTCAAGGATGATAGTTATCCCAGCAACGCATGTAATGTTATTCACCAGCGTTGGAAAAACACATGTCAATTTAGCTGGGTCTGTAAACCAGATAGAATAAGAAATCAGACCCTCTATCAAAATATGCTTGATTTAGCAGAAAATATTTACATTGGTGATATTGAAGATGTTACTAACGGTGCATTATATTTTCATGCTACGAGTATTAGACCAAGGTGGGCGCACCAAAAACGCAAAACATTTAAAATTGGAAGACACGTCTTTTATAAAGGGTAATTATGACAAGTAAAAGTGAAATTCTCGAAAAGGATGTTCATTCAACTGAACGTTTCATTAAAGAGATTAATTCATTAGTTGAAAATTATAACGTAGAATTGATTGATGCTATTGTTAATTATTGTGAAAAGTACAATATTGAAATAGAAGCAATAGCATCAATTGTTCGTTCTAATAGTAAAATTAAAGCTCGGCTTCAGTGTGACGCTGAAGATTTAAATATTCTACCGAAAACTTCCAGACTCCCAATATGATTCCATTCGATGCGTATGTAATGTATCTTGCTTGCAAAATGCATTTCAATAGTCCATCTTATGATTATTTTAAATACAACGGAAAAGTCAGAGCGAATGCTCAGAAGTTTGATACTAGACGTGACAAATATTTCTATTACAAACTGTCGAAAAAAGACGATCTATTAAATTATTACGCAGCAACTCTGTCTGAAAATCCAGACACATGGGTTGATGCATTGTTATCTGAAAAGGGTGAAAAAAACTATGCCGAGTGGAAGCAGCGACAAGAGTCGTTTACTTATCGATTCGGTTTAGAAACTCAAGACCTCTATCCAGATTTTGATTCACTTGTGGTAGTTGAGGGTGGCCAACATCCTATGCTCTATAAACACTATAGACAAAATGCTATCTCAAAGGAAACTCTCATCGTGTTAGATGAGATTTATAATATTTTTGAATATTGGAATTCCAATATCGAGGATGTTATTTTGTGGCCAAAGGACTTTATGCTACTACAAAAGTATAAACCCTTTATTCGTTATGATGTAAAAAAATGCAAAAACATTTTGAAGAAGCATATAAACCAGTATAAATAAAATACTACATTATGTTATATGTGGATAAATCGCAATACAACGAATATAAGGATAATACAAATGTCATTCGCAGACCTTAAACGCTCTTCAAGCAAGAGCTTTGATAAAATCAATCAAGAACTTTCTAAACTAAATCAAAAAAGCAGCTACGGTAAAGACGATGGTCGTTACTGGAAACCAACAGTCGACAAGGTCGGTAATGGTTACGCTGAAATCCGCTTTCTACCTCCAAAAGAAGGCGAAGATCTTCCATGGGTAATGATCTGGGATCATGGCTTCCAAGGACCTAATGGACTTTGGTACATTGAAAACTCTCTAACAACTCTTGGTCAGGATGACCCAGTCTCTGAATATAATAGCAAGTTGTGGAACTCTACATCAGATGATGATGGACCAGAGAGAAAACAAGCTCGTCAGCAAAAGCGTCGTCTTAGTTACTATTCCAACATCTATGTAGTAAAAGATGCATCAAACCCAGAGAATGAAGGCAAAGTCTTTATTTACAAATACGGTAAGAAAATCTTCGACAAGATTAAAGATGTTATGCATCCCGAATTTGAAGACGAAGAAGCAATGAACCCGTTTGACTTCTGGTCAGGTGCCAGCTTTAAACTTAAGATTCGTCAAGTTGAAGGATATCGTAATTACGATAAATCTGAATTTGATTCACCATCTCCATTGTTAGCAGATGATGCTGATCTTGAAGGTGTATATGAACAACTTCATTCTTTGAGTGATATTGTTGATCCTAAGAACTTTAAAAGCTATACTGATCTTAAGACAAAAATGCTTAAGGTTCTAGATGAAGAACCAGAAGAAGCTCCATTACAAGAAAGAGCTAAGCAAGCATCTTGGACTGAGCCTAAAGAATCTGCTACTCTAGCAAAACCTGCTGCAGAAAAACCTGCCACAGAAGATGCCAGTGGCGATGATGACTTAGAATTCTTTAAGAACTTCGCTGAATAAAATATGAGGGGGCTTCGGTCCCCTCACTTTACTTGGAATATAAATTATGAGTGAATTTTTTAATTATTCGAGTTCATCAAGAACTCAATTCAATCCCGAAACAATTGAAGGACCAATATGGTCCGATTTCTCAAGTTCATCAGAACATGCTAAAATGCTTGTTCACGCGAAGCAAGTGAATGATGAAAACTATTGGAATTGTATGAGGGAAGTGTTTGAACATGACTGTGAAACACTTCCAATGTCACGATTTAAAGCATGGGTGTCTGTATGGAATGTTCCGCTAATGTCCATGTCTAGACATTCTGTTTACATCAAAGAAGCTCTTACGGCCCCACCACAAATACAAGATCTTATACAAGATCCTGGTGTTGGTTGTAATAGACAAGACTTGGATCAATATCTTAAAGTCTTTTCAGACAACGATATGACGATGAATCGTATTCAACATTACGGCCATCTTAAATATTTTCAATTCAAACCCAAAGATTATAAAACAATAGTTGAGCTTGGCGCCGGCGTTGGAGACATGGCCGATTTAGTTTACAAACTCGGTTTCAATGGAACATATTCCATCTTCGATTTCGCTGAAGTGTCTCGTATACAAAGGTATTATCATGATGCTCTCGGTCATACTGATATTACATACACAAACAATCCAGATGATCTTGAGCCTGCCGATCTTTGTATCGCAACATGGTCTCTTACAGAAATGCCATTCGATTTAAGAGATCAAATCTTAGATAAAATTGGTACGACTAAAACATGGCTCATCGCATATTCGAGAAACATTTTCGGATATGATAATGAGAAATGGATTAATGAAGTATTTTTAAAAAGATCTGAATTGAAAAATGCTAAAACCACAATCGTAGACATCCCCTGGATGGATTGGGACGGGGGGACTAAATATCTATTCGTTGAGAGGGTTTAAACCCAAAATACAATAGATAATCACTTACAACAGATCTATCATTAGAGGAGGGCGGTGTTTGAATCGTTCCTCCTCTTTTGTTTATGTTCGGCATGTCTAATGCTATTTCTTTTTTAATATCTTTTTCGACAGTTCGATCAACGGCGTCTGCGTACTTTTTAGCACTGAATTCACCTATCTTATTAACTTTTCCACTGGCAATTTCTGCTAATGTTCCCATATATTCACTGTCAGTTTTAGCTAATCCTTTGATTATACCAACGAG